TCCCCCCTGGAGCTTCGTCTTCCCCAGGATCTCGCCGGTCTTGGAGTCGATGTAAATGTGGCCGTGTCCGGGCCAGTTGATCGATATCTCCCCATCCCCGCCCTGGCTGTCTATGGCGAGGTCCGAGCCGTACTCGGCGTTTACGTCCTCGATGAAACTTTTGACTGTCTCTTCTATGGTCACTTTTCCACCTTCTTTTTCACTTCCAAAATTAATATATCTCCCTCTTCTATCCCCATCACGGTTCGGGTCGTCGATGGGATCGTGATCCTAAATCGCCGATCGACCTCTACCATGAATGAATGCTCTTCTGGCATAGATGCCCCTTTGTAGGGTAAGCTATAAATAGTTATCCCCCTAATAGGGGGATCATGACGGAAATCGAGGAGCTTCTGGCGAAGCTCGAAAAGCTGGACCCGGAGACGTGGAGCCGTGTAGACAAGGTGTTAGGTTTGGTCGTATACCCGAGATCGCCGCTAGGACATTACATCATCCAGGGCGTAATTCAAGAGGCGATCGCGGCAGACGACCGATTTCTGTTTTTTGAGGTCAGATTTACCTCATATTTCGATGTGAAATATGAGGCCACCATTTTTTGGGATGGAACCGGCTCGATTTCGCAAGATGGATACGGCGAGACCGCCGCCGAGGCGATCCTGGCGGCATACATCGCGGCGCTGGAGGCGGGGCGATGAGGATCGAAGGCGACACGCTCCGAGCGAAGACCTCCGCCCTCATCTGGCCGACGGAACGGGACGGATCGAAAAGCAACACCCTCAGAGAGATCAAAGATAAGGACGAACGGGAAGCTTACATCGCCTGGAAGTGTATCGACGGTCCAATTTTTGTTTGTATCGAGAATGAGGAAACGGGCGAGGTGTTCACTCGTCGGGTGACATCTATCGTTGATAAGACGGTTTGGAAGCCGATGAAGAATTGGGTTCTGATCTCCTGGAGGCATCCAGAATGATCTATTATGAGTGCAGATGCTGCGGGAACGTGTCGCGTGATCCGAGATCGTGTTGTGGCGCGTTCATGGGGCGAGTGGATGATCCCAACATGCCAGAGGAGGGGTTTGAATACGAATCCTAAAATCGAGTTCCGGTATGTGATGGAGTTTGAGCCTTACGTGCCGACACCTGAATATTACGAGGCGGAGAAGCCGCTTGAGGAGCTGACAAACGATGAGCTGGTGGCTATGGCTTCGATGGATGCGGAAGACGCCATCGACAAGATAGAATTTTTCGAGCCAAAGAACATTTACGTCGAAGTGATCATCGATGGAACCGTGTTTAGGCGGGTGAAAGCATGATCGTGGAACGAATCGCAGTGTTGGAGGCCGAGCGGGGGGCGGGGCGATGATATCTATCGTCATGGCCCCCGGCGAGCGCGGGACCGATCGCCACCTCGCCCTCGCCGAGTATATCGCCCGGCACCCGGACGAGTACGATTTTTCCTTCGGTGATGCGGAGGTGGATCTGGTCTTCTCGGCGTGGTCATCGTTCCGCCATGCGATGGACGGGATGACGCTCAAGACGAAGAAGTACCGGGCCGTCGAGCTGAAGATGCCCGCAGACTTCGCTCAGAGCCTCCAGAACGGCCATATATCCTCCCAGCGCAGGCAATGTCCATATCCGCTCCAGGTCGCCGTCCTGGGGTCTCTGGGGGACGTCCTGAGGACGTTGCCCGCAGTGACGGGGGCGGGATGGAGGAATCCCAGGGAGCGGGCGCAGGCCGAGGCCATGATCCGGCGAGGTATCGCCGCTCTGAAGGCGTCGGGTGTCGATGTGGCTTTCGGCGAATCGCCTCTCGATATGCCTCCGATGACGCTGGAGGTCCCGGAGGAGTGGGCGATGCGGCGGAATATTTCTCAAATTGTCAGGGAGTCGCGGGCCTACTTGGAGGGTGATATCCATCTCCCCATGCCGAAATGCGAATCAACTCAAGAAGCCATGCTAATGTGTTTGCCGGGAGTGGGGCCGACGCTGGCCCGGAACATGATCGATGCAGGGATTGAGCCCGCCCTTTGGTGCGAGCATCCGCCCGGAGCGGTGCCCGACGAGTACCTGATGGAAAAGCTCCTCACAGTCCCGAAAATCGGAAAAGTGAAGGCGGCCAAGATCCTTGCGGCGATCCAAAAATAGCGGCGAGGGGCGCTATCCCCTCACTCCGTCAAGCTTAGAGTCTCGACTGCTATCTGATATATCTCTGGGGCACAATCCCACTCAGTCTCGGACAGATCCCGGATATCCCTGAGGCCCTTGCGCAATATCTCTATCCTGGTATTATCATTCATCCTTCTCACCTCCTCCGATAGCGGCCTCCCACGCGAGGAGAGCGGCGAGGGCGGCGGACGGGCTGCACTTGATGGCTATGCAATCGTCGCTTTTTCCCGGCTCCATGATCGCATATTGATATCCGTCTGCGGACTCGCCGTTGTTTGTGCTCCCCCATCCCATTTTTTTACAGGCTCGGCCCACCGCTCCGACGATGGCATCTTCGGTCACCTTCGGCATGAAGTCACCGCCGCCTCGCACCATCAGGTACTGTATGGCGGCGACGTTTCTGATGTAGCTGGTGATCTTTGGCCCCTCGTATCCGGGCTGCCCCTCCCGAGCCCGTATCCGCTCCAGGGCCTCGGTGATGGCGGCGGCGGTCATCCCTTCGCCTCCCACCAGCGGCCTTCGGGGCCGCACGAATCGCCGTCGATCCACGACAGCCGCCCCTGACGAACGAGGCTACAGCTCGCGGCCCGGCCGATGATCTGGCCCGACACCGGATCTCGGTGCACCCGCCTCGTTTTGGGGTGGCGGCATATCGCGGCGCTCCATCCCAACAGTATCCGATCCGCCCACGATAGTGACATCCACCTGCACGAAGCGCAGCATCTCATTTCGGCGCGTCTCCTGCTCTTCGCCGGGCGTTATCGGTCGCCTCCGCAAGCTCCCTGATCCCCTGGCCGCTGACCGCCACCGCCGTCACCACGGGGACTCCCAGCTCCTCCTCCAGCGCGGCGACCCTCTCCCGGAGCCGCGCGACCTCGGCCTCCAGCTCCTCGATACGATTCATGAGGAGGACTCCTCTGTCTCGCATGGGCAGTAGGAGTCCTCCTCATCGAGGACGCGGCCGCACGCGGGGCAATACCGGGCGCCCTCCCGCGCGGGTCTGCGCCGCGGACGGAGCATCTACCTCACCCCCCGGGCCGGTCGCCACTCAGTCACGCTCCGGCCGTCGATCATGATCCGGCCGCGCCGGACGGTGAGAATTGGCATATGTTGTAAGAATTCCCCGGGATATCGCCGCAAGTCTCGGGTTACATCCATAGCAGCAGGCCATGACGGCAACGGCCCATAAAACCACCAATACCCAGGCCAGCCCGTAGGTGAAACCAGAACAGTATACTCTCCTCTCTTATGCTCCGACACGGTATCAGGGTACCATTCTGTCCACTTTTCCATATCATCAGAATTAAAAATTATGAAATCCCCGCGCCGCGGTCGTTCCCTGGCGAATTCTCGCATCTGCCAGTCTCGGCCGCCGTAACCCCTCACCTCGACGTACCCGGCTGTTATGGGTCCATCTGGACCATGAAAGATTATCCCAAAATCCGGCATGTAGTGGCCACTTGGAAGTAAGAAGCTTTCAGGCTCGTATTCCCATGACCACCCCATCTTATCCAACAGCATCGCAACTTCGGACTCAAAACGACTTTTGAACTCCACCCCGTGGTATTTGGTCCGAATAGGCTTCAACTCGGAGGAGGCTACCATTGATGCGCCGCCTCCCGGAAGACCCCCTCAAGCTCCGACCGGACCGGCTCGAAGGCTTTGGGATGCTCGATCATCCGTTCACCACCGCCCGGGCCGTCTCGGCGACGAGGCGATAGACCTCGATCGTCGCCATCAGCGCGTGTTTCTGCGCCTCGATCAACCTCGGGTCGCCGCTCTCTTTCTCCTCCATTATCGCCAGCCAGTATAGGCTGGAGTCGATATGGTGCCGGATCGCCGCCGGGATCCCCGGGGGTATCGCTGCCCGGACCTCTTCGATTTTCATTTCCTCATTCCTCCTTTTCGA